TGTGTTTGCTCAGGTGGATTTACAATGAGCATGTTGTCGATTAGATCTAATGTGATGTCGAGTTCAACAGGAGCTGTAGGATTGTTTTCAAATACAGATACAGTTGTTGCCTGGTATGGTTTATTTAAGGTCACGCTTCCTGCTGCTGTGGACACTAATATCTCACCGCTGGATATACCATTCTCGTCTGGTAATAGTATGACAAGAGATCTACCCAGCTCGTCTACAGTACAAGTAAAGTCTGTGCCTCTGATAGCAATGTCCGCTGTAGGCGTACGTATAGATATGTTGCTCTTGTTGTTGAACTTACCTGTAATAAACCTTGCTGTGCCACTAGCAAACTTCAAGGCCATTTTAGATTTTGACGGGTCAGGGTCGTAGATGTATTCGTCTATGACTAACTTAGAATGTTCTGTTAGTTTGACTGTAGAATTATCTTCAAACGTTATAGCAACTCTGCCCGCTTCTGTGCGGACATCATCCATTTGTTGTATGTCAAATTGCAGCTCAGCTCCGTAAGCCTTGTCTCTCAGAACTTGTGCGTTGCCTCTAACCTCTGAAATAGAACCTATCTCAACAGACGAATGAAGTAGTTGCGTCTGACTGAGTAACACAGACAGTACCACTAGACCCATTAGATGTAATTTTAAGCCAGTCATTATCAGATGTGGACTCCTGATCTATGTTAAAAGTTCTGCTTCCGCCGACATGTGTAAGGTGGAAGTAGCCTCCTGCATATCCATCACCATCATAAGTGACTGTATTATCATTACCATCTATGTTCATGTAGTTGGTCGCACCATCAACATCTATTGCTGCAGTAATGTTGTTAGTGTCACCTTGTACAGTCCAGTCTAAATCCAAGTTTGCTGCTAGTGCAGTCATAGCGTGGTTCAGTGTCATAGTGTTGGTATTGCCTGTAACTTGTACATTCACATTAGAACCATCTGCACCTGTGGCATTTGTTTCATCTGTAGACATGTTGAAAGTATTGGTGTCTCCTATAAACGAAAAGTAACCTGTGTAGTTATCTGCCCATATATCACCAAGGAATTTATTTGTATTACCTTTTTGTAAGACATCCAATGTCATAGTTGTACCGTCAATATCTAATGCAGTCATGGAACCAGCTGCAGCGTCAGCGCCACCGATGATGTTACCGCTGCCACCAACTTGTTCTATGTCTAGATTAGATGTAGCACCTGACTGATCTATAAATATCTCGTTGTCAGCTGCATAGAGGGGTGTTGCTACTAAAAGCAACGATATAAGTAGTTTATTCATTCTCACTTCTTTGCTCCCAATACCCTAGTTCTAAACCTTCGAGTATTGTTTCTAAGACTGCTGTTTCCACAGCTGTCTGTAATGCTATATTTACAGATTCATTTTCTACTATACCGCTCTCAATTTCAACTAATTCGGTGTTATTACTATAGAACTTAAAAACGTCTTGTGATATAGAAGCACTCAAAACACTTTTGGTAACTAAAATCTCTATTAAAACTTTGCCTGTAAGAACAGAGATTGTTCGCAACGACACAGTAATACTGTCTTGTCTGTATTCTTTGGATGCTCCAATTCCAAGATACCTGGCTCCAGCTCCACCAGACTTTACGTTTGTTTCATACCCTATGACTCCCCCTTCCATAAGTAGCCCAGCAAAAAGCAGAGGTTTAAGTTGTTGTTTTTCATCAAACTTTTCTCTAGCAGAACGAATTATTTGTCTCTCTTTTGTAAGATGATCTAGTCCTTTGCGTTCTACTACGTCAAAAAAGTTGGAATGTTTAAGAGCTCTAATTAGATAGGCATCGGGAGAAGAAGTTATAGCTGTGCTGAAACTAGCATACTGACTGTTAGATCTACGTTGGCCTGTATCATCTTGAAAGCTTGTTGCATAGACTGCAACGATAGGTTTTTTAACAGGAGGGTTTAGTTCTTTGAGTTCTGTAACAAGAAGAGAACTTACTTTTGCAGGTTCAATATCTCGTAGTGGTGGCACACCATTGTCTAAAGGATCTACAAGTAATGCACAACTAGAAAGTAAAAGAACCGAGAGGTACAGTAATCTCTGTTGTATTGCCTTCTTCATCTGTTATTACTAATGTTACTTTATCGTCCTCTACCCTATATTCTATAGTGTTGCCCTCTAATTCAAGAACACCGAAGTCTGATGCAGTTTCTCCAAACAAACTATCTACTAGCTGTCTTGAAAGTTGTGCGTATATTCTACTCTCTAAGTTACGTATGAATCTAGCTAAGGTTGTGTTGTCAGCCTCTCTTTCTAAATCTTCTACGTAAGCTTGTATTTCTTCACGTATAGCTTCTTTTCTATTGAATTCTTGATTCTCTATAGTCAAGTAATGACTTGATGTACCAACACCTGAGAAACTAGGATTCTTAAACTTATGTGTCATTTCATCAGCACTTAAATAAGCAACAAACAATCCAATGCTTAAAATACTTAAAATAATAAAAATGTTATCCCACCTATCCATTAATTTTATAAGTAAGTAATTACTAACCTCACGCTATCTACTGTATCTATCCAATAAAATGTTATATAACCAAGCGAACTAAATGCAATTAAAAAACAACATACTACTGTGTATCTTTTCCAATTTGCTTGTAATAAATCTATTGAAGTATCAATAAAATTAAATACCTTTTGTCTTTTAGATAGTTTCTTTTTTCTTGCCATGCTTACTCCCTAATTAAATGCCCAAACAAAAACCGCTAATAACCCAATTAAAGACAACAAAATAAATGAGATAGAAATTATTTCTATGGTTCTACCTAATTTATTTAGGTATATCGTATCTCGTTCAGAATTAAACCTTTCGTCTTCATAAATATACTTATCTCTTGGGTATGGTCTTTTCTTTGGCATAGGTTCAAATATTACGTTGTCTATTGAGACTAACTGTTCTTCTTCTATTCTTTTTACTTCTGCCTCTTGGTACTCTGTCCATTTTTTACCATACTTTTCATACATGATGTTGTTAAAGTCTGCATCTAAAAATGCTTGATCTTCAGTCTTTTCTTTGGTCATCTCTATCTGCCTTTGCTATTTTATTACTGTCTATTAATTGCGGTACACCAAGAATTGTTTTTATAAGTGTGTCTTGTCTAATGATTTCATTGTCTAAACTTCTTATGCGATCTATGAGAGCCACTAAGATGCCGTGTTGTGAATCTAACTTAGTTCCAAGTCTATCTTCCATCTGAGATATTTGGTCGGCTACTTTATCATCTAGCACATCTAATTTGGTTTCCATGCCGTCTATTATTCTATTTATAAGTTTCCAAATAAAAATACCTAGTCCTAGAGCAGCAGCTATAGGGAACCCAACTTCTGCTATAAATAAAGTAATATCTTCCATAAATCAATTATACAGCTATTGAAACCAACTGCGAACTTCTCCAAGAACTTCGTTACTAATCTTGACCTTACTTAATAAGTTTTTAAGTATTTGTTCATCAACAGTGCCTTGTGACACTAAATCTACGTAAGTGCAGCTGCGTTCCTGACCAATCCTGTGTATGCGGTCCTCTGCTTGCACTCTAAGTTCTAGGTCGTAGGAGTTAGAATAAAATATCATAGTGCTGGCTTCTGTTAATGTGATACCTCTGCCACCTGTCTGTGGGTTAGATACAAAATATCTAAGTTCACTGTCAGGATCCTGAAACTTCTCTATAATCCTTTGTCGTTCGTCCTGTGGTGTCTTGCCATAATAAGATGCTACAGAACCCTGACCAAACTTTTCAGTAATCGCTCGTTCTAGTTCTTGTATATCTGTTTGAAAGACTGCAAAGATAACAACTTTACCAGACGTTTCTTCTAATAGATCTAACACCGCTTGCACTCTGTTGTTCTTTAATATAATTGTTTCCCCCTCTTCATTACGTAAACTGCCTGCTACTACCTGTTGTAGTCTCATTAACTGAGTCAGTACATTCATAGTAGAAAACAATTCATCTTCTAATATCATAAGAGCTTCGCGTTTCATTGTGCCGTAAGCTTTGTTCTGTTCGTCGGTTAGTTCTACGTGTCTTCTTACATAGACTTTTGCAGGAAGGTCCAGACATTCATCTTTAATCTTTCGTATAGAAAAGTCCCTGATCGATTGTTGTAGCTCCTCTAGTTTTTGAAACCCGACTATCTGTTGAAAGGCATGTCGTCCCATTTGTCTGCGTTGCGTAATTGCGTACCTAGCTTGAAAGGCATAGAAACTACTGAACCCCAAAAGATTTGGAGACAAGAAATAACATTGCGAGTACAAATCAAGTGGTGCTTTGGTTATTGGAAAGCCTGTAAGTATTCTTCTGTAGTCTGCTAGTGGTGCTAACTTAATAAGATGTTGTGTACGCTTAGCTTTTGGATTCTTAATAGTAGTCGATTCATCTACGGCCATCATTACATCGTGCGTGACCATAAACTCTTCTACAAATTTACATGCCTTGACTGTAGCAAAAGCTTCTACATTAACTAAAAAAATATTTAATGTGCCGTCGCTAGGTTCGTTAACCATCTTCTTAAAATCATGTAACCATTTTTGTGTGTGGTTTGGTTGCCACACCAATACGTTACGTTCTATGCGATCAGGTAAATGTTTGTTGACCTCATTGATGTCCCAATTTCGTAAATTACCTTTCGGCGAAACAATTAACAGTCCTGATATTTTACCTTCTTCAAATAAAATACCTGCGTTGTCTAGTAAGATTTTAGATTTGCCTAGCCCCATTTCCAAAAACAATGCAAATAGGTTACGATGGTAACTTTCTTGGAGAGTTTCTAATTGATGTTGGTAGGGTTCACTCTTGAATTCGTAATTTGTTATTTCCATAAGTTCCGTCCTTTATTCTTCGTTATATATTTGAACACGTCTTAAAGTGTTGCAATATATTATATAGATGATATGATGCGTTGGCAACTTTGAGTTGATAACGAAATAAAGAAGGAGTGAGAAATGACAAGTATCAAAGATCTCTTTGAAGAGAGCACCACGAAAGCAGTAGAGGAAATATCAGAAGACTCTATCAAGGACCTCAGTGAATTATGCCAGAAGCTATTAAGAGTAGAAGCTGAGGTAGGCAACACAGAAGAAAGACTAAAGCGACTGAAAGACCAGCAAAGGGAACTATCAGAGCAACTCATACCCGACAGGCTTACACAACTAGGTGTATCAGACCTTAAATTAAATGACGGTTCACGCATATCAGCGGAACCTTTTTACAGTGCCAGAATATCTGCTGCGAATGTAGAAGATGCACACAACTGGCTCAGAGATAATGGACATGGAGATATTATCAAAAACACAATGACTCTTTCGTTTGGTCAAGGTGAAGATAATCTCGCAAAAGAATTGGTTGTAACGTTAACTAAACAAGGGTTCATTCCCGAGGAAAAGGAAGCGGTACACCCAAGCACCCTGAAAGCATTTGTTAAAGAACAAATAGAATCGGGGAATAACACGTTTGACCAAGACATACAGAAGAAGTTTTCTGTGTATCAAGGCAAGCGCACTAAAATAAATCGTTGAACGAAGAAAGAAGGAGAAAAAAATGGCAACGAAGAAAAATGGAGAGGGGACATCCTTAACGTCCCTAT